ATAGATCAATCAAATGTTGTTTGGAGAAGAAGCATTAACACAGCTAACACGGCAGCCGTAAATGCAGCTAATCAAGTTAATGCACAAAACCTATTAAACTTATCTAACTTTGGATTGTCAGCATTATGGCAACAGTGGAGAGATGAAGCATCATGGGTAAACACTTCTTCAGAAAATATTCAAAATAGAAATCATAATTTAGCAATGGCAGCACTAGAAAGATCTACTGCTGTTGATCTACAAAACAAAGCATCTAAAGATGCAATGTATCAGATGATTGGTAAATTTGGTTTTGATCTATTATTAGGATAAGGAGAATAAATGAGTATAAGTAAAATGTTTAAAGGTGCAGTTTCATCAGCAGCAACATGGGTTGGTGGTGCAATTGGTGGAGCTGTAGGTGGACCAAAAGGAGCTAAGATAGGTGCTGCAATTGGAAGTTCATTAGGAGATAGAATAAAAAGCTATGGTGGCGGAGGTGGAGAGTTTGAACCCCAAAGCACAGCTGTATCAATACCAAGTTTTGGTGTAGGTTTACCAACAATGAGACCAGGAATGGGTAAGTATGTACCTGGTCCTAAAGTTGTAGATGCTACAACATTAACTAGAATATGGGAAAATAGATTAACTACTTATATGGCAACTGCTGCTAAATTTGATAGAACTACAGAAGTATCAAAACTAATTAGGAGTTTAAAAGCATAATGAGAGAATTTGAAGAAGGCATA